TTCCAAGTTATATGGGGTAGGATGTATCATTCATATTATGGAGAGCAGATATCATATTCAGTATGTCAAGATGATAATTGTGAACTTGTTGAGCAGAGTTATTAGCATTAAAAAGACCTTCAGAAAAATTACAAGATCAAGGAGCAAAGGATGGATGAGTTCAGTTCAGCAACGTGTCCAAAGTGTGAAGCAAAATGGATGGGTGGACAATTATATTGGTCTAATGGTAAGATAGGATGTCCTCATGATCTAGCAGGTCTGGTATGTAATCAGTTCGGTGATGAAACTTGTATCAATTACTGTAAAGGATCTACCAGTGGTCAGACATGGGAGCAACGAAGAAAGTTTATTGAAGCATTTGAAGAAGAGTTATGACAGTATTTACTTGTACATCTACAGAACCATATGATAGACACGATTATCAAATCGTATTGAAGACTGGTAAAAAAATAAAGTTCACAGACTGGGGAACAACTATGCAATTCTGGGCAGTGCGGAGAAATGACATTAATGTTATTAATGTTCTAGACAAAAAAGTAAAGAAAGGATTTTGAATATGACAGTCATCAAACTGTCACAGGGGGACTACATATCCCCCTTTTTTTGTGTATAATATGAATATAGAAACTAAATAATCAAATGCTAGTCGAACTATTGAAGTTCATGGAAACTACTATGGTTGCTACCTCACTTACTATTGGTGTGGTTGTTCCTGTTTCTGCTGTTGTGAATGGTGTTGCACCACCTAATGTATCATCATTAACTTCACTGTACGAGCATGACGACAAAAGAATTTATCCTGACGCTGCCAAGAAGCAGAGAGAGGATGAACTACCAGAACTAATCTCTAAGTAAAACCAATGAACGAAGAAAACTTTACACCACCAGTACCAAATGATGCTAACGTTGTCATCACTACAGGACCAGATGGAACTTTCACAGTACCTGAAGGAGCACCTGTTGAAGATCCTCGTGTAGATTATGTCATTCAATTACTTGAAGAACTTAATCAAAAGGTTGAGCATCTAATGGAGCATGCACATGGCACTCCTGAGTGTGAACCACCAGTAGTGTACGAAGGTATGGTAACTTTACAACCTGTACCGCAGCAACCAGCACCGTAGTCAAAATTGACTTTTCAATTACATAAAACCTCGAAAATTTTTTCGGGGTTTTTTTATGCCTGAGAGTTTTTCAACCACATCGGTAAGTAAATGAGACAAAGTGCAGCACTCCAGAATGTAACGAGTGCAAACACATCAAGTGCTCTATGCTGTGTGAATATTAATCCTAACACAACAAAGAGGATCCACAACCAGTCTAAGGTTGAATGAATCTTCTGCCAAGTATCACCTAAGTCTTTGATGAGTTCCTCTCTGATCTGTGCAGCGAGTGGTGATACATGTCTCATCATGACGAAACCCTCATTGAAAAACATGAGAGTAAATCCAATCCAAAATATCATATTGTTGAACTTGTTTTCTTTAAAGATTGACTGATAAAATCAGTAGACTCTGTGTATTTGTTAGACTTTTTGAAACTCTCAACAAATACTTCTAACAGAGATGGTTTTAGTATGTAGATCTCTCTGTTCTTTTCATTCTGTTGTATCTCATACTCAAAGTTGTTTACTGGTTTTGATAGTGCTGGACCTGATACAGTGACTAGACTAGCTCCGTTATTAAACTTTTGTGATCCATCGTAGAATGATTTATCTACTCTAAGACCAGCAGGTTGTAGTATGTTTCCTTTTATGTCTTTGTATTCTGTAGTCTCATAGTGATGTACACCTGAGTATGCTTCATCTCCATACTTATCTTCAGCATATATTCTGACAGCATTATCATCCATTGGTAAATCATAACCAGGATTCACCATGTTATTTGTTATTGCTATGACCCAATCATAGAATGGATTACCATAAAAATCTAGTGCAATAGTATCTAATCTTTCACCAGTTTGTAGGACATACTTGTCAAAGTATACTGCATATTCAAATATGTTTTCATCCAGTACATATCCTTTAAAGAAATTCTTCGCAAGAACATAGTCAGATTCCGAGAACGGATAACTGATAGGAGATTTAGCATATTCTATGCTTGGTAGTAATGAGAAGAACATTAGAGGCTTGCGGTTCCATTTGATATTTCTTGTCTAAAGACGAGTTTTGTCTCTAGAAAGTCTAAGGATAATTCTGTTGCAACGGGAGCACCATCTGCATACGTTGAGTAGTTTCCATCAGGTGTATAGTTTACTTGTACTCTAGTTAAAGCACATGTTTTATACTGTGTTAGGTATGGATGTAAACTCTTACCTTGCATGAAAGATACTCTACACAAATGTGGTACTGTTATCATATTTCCCTGACCAATAGTTGTATTTTCCTCCTTCTTTGATTTGCCAGCATCACCAATCCAACTAGAACCATTTGTGTCACCAAATCCTGGTAGTGAAGCACGTGTGAATGTTCTACAGATTGCTCTGATAATCTTTGCTTCTTCTTCATTATGAGGAGTCATCTTAAACTTTAATCCAAACTCTCTTAGGTCTGGTTGATCAAACAAAACTTCTACGTTTGGGTTTAGTATCACACCTCTTGTAGATCCAGTAACATCATTCAACGTTAAGTTACCAGCAACACCAGGAACTGCGTTAACAGCATTGGTAAACAAAGCAGCGAAGGTTGATTTAATACCTTCAGGAAGATTATAGTTTTGTATACCACTCATCTTTCCATTGGCCATTGCAATTCCTGCTCTACCAACGTTACTGAATGCTTTCAAATTCCATGATGTCTTTACCTCAGTCGATACATCTTGAGGCATGTACATAATGATTGGTCTATAACTTGCATCATCAGTGATAGGTTTAAAGCTTGATGCGGAACGATTATAATCTGCATATCTTTTAGTTATGCTTTGAGCAGTAGATGCTTTACCATCTGCCTCTTTGTATTTTTCTCTTGAGTCTGGTAAGAAAGGTGGGATGTATCTACCAAATTCAAACATCACATAGTCAGAATCTTTTTCATAATAACTTGAGTTAGGATATCTTAGACTCTCTCCACCCTTACCATCAGACTTTCCTCTTGCAGCAGGAACTATCTTTCTATCTGTTCCTTCTCTAAGTTGTGTTTGTGCTAGTCTTAAGTATGGAGCATCATTTGTATTATCAATAGGTAAATTAAATGTGTTTACTTCTGGATTGTTATTCTTAGTTTCAAATTTTCCCTGTGCTGTCGATATCCTCTCTAAAACACCTTTTTCTGTTTTAACTTTATTAATTTGAGACTGAGTAGCTTTATAGAAGTTTATTTGAGTTCCTTCTAGGACTCCATAGTAATATATGTCAGTTGAAGCATCATAGTGCATTTCTACGCTGGCAACCCAACCTACACCTCCATCAACTTTCTTCCACAAATATGTGGCGTTCTCAGGTAATTCTACTTTAACTGTCTGTCCTTGTAGGTCTTGGGTTGCCATTATCGTGCCATTGATACTGATTGTTGTGTTCCATATCCACGAATCATTCTACGTGCTTTGATTTTGTCGTAGAATTTTTCATTTGTTTCGTCCCATACTTCTTCTTTAGAAAAGTTATACTCGGAACTCTTTCTAGTTATAACAAAATCTTCTACTGGTAGAAGGATTGCTGTATCCCATTCTTCAGCAGACAAGTCTAAAAGAAGTCCATCTATGTTAGACTTAAGATATTTATGGAAGCAAGCCTTAGGTAAGTTGATCCTTCCATTCAATAGATCTCTTATTGCAAGTATCCTTTTCTTAGGTGTCATGTAGTGTAAGTTAGCTCCAAAGAATTCATTTGGATCTGATTTAATACAATATACAAGCGGAAACTTGTCCCAATAAGGTAAATATTTTGACTGTGCCTTGTATTCAAAGAGATACATGTGACCTTGTACTGCAAATCTTCTTAGTACATTTTCATCCTGTTCATCTTCAGGGTCTAATGAATCATATCTCTCATCACGTATAAATTTTGTATTGTCTTGTCTATATCTTACTACTTCTTGCCTTACAGCATTCCGATACCATGTAAGGGTTTGCTTATCGCCTCCAGTCTTTTGAGTTACTCTCTCAAAGATTGTTTCATAACCAGTGTTATCTTTTACAGTATTACGCTGTATCTCTCCAAATCCTTGTGCCATTGTTCATACTCCTACACTCCTAGGTTTTCCTCAGTTAATATTAAGAAACCCATCTGCCTATCTCCACAGTAGTCTTCAGCAGCATCCCATTTAGCACGGTTTTTAGCGAACGTTAGACAAGCTTTCTTATAGGAAACGGATCTTTTATCTTTATGATCATACGGTGGTTTTGTTTGTTTCTTCGGTTTAATTTCAATTATGTACTTAGCGTACGTTCCATCTTTTTTACGGACTTTAATATAAAAGTCAGGATAGTAGCGATGTCGTCTACCATCTGTAGGACACCTATAAGGTATAATATATTCCTCACTTCCCCACTCAACAATCGAACTTGTTCTGTCACAGAATTTCATGAATTTCTGTTCCCAAGACGATCTAAAGATGATGGTAGTAGGATTACCTTTGTACTTTTTAGGGTTATTAGGTTTATAGAGTCCTGATTTTGCCATATATAATATACATTCCACTATTTGTATTTATGTCGGGCATAAAGAACTTAATGAGTAAAATAGGATCTTACGGGGGAATGTCCCGTACGACCACCTATCTCGTGCAATTTGATAGGAATTTCGGTACTAAAGAACCGTTAACTTTGATGTGTGATGAAGCACAATTACCAAACGTACAATCTGCTACAGCACAAATGGCAGGAAGATTTCTAGGTGAAGGACCATATCAATATCCTCATACTAGATTATATACTGATGTTTCTTTAGGATTCCTTTGTGATGCAAATTTAACTCAACTAAAGTTCTTTCAGACTTGGTATGATAGTATATTTCTTGATAATGCTAAAACTGAAGTCCTTGACCAATCAAGAACTGATGGAGTGGAACGTCTTATGCAAATAGCACCTAAGCAAAGAGAAAGGAAGACTAGACTTGCATATCCTGAAAGTTATACGTGTACGACTAGGATTACTAAGGTTGAACTTGGTCCACATACGAGAACTCCAATAGCACATGGATATGGTGATAGACCTTCCATTTCATATTTGTTAGAGGGTTCTTATCCTTATGCTATAGATGCTGTCCCATTATCTTATGGAGCATCTCAAGTCACTAGGGTCACAGTTAACTTCCATTACGTACGACATACAATTGTCTACGTTGATCAAGGAAAATCAGCATTAAATTCCAAAGCAGGTAATTTGCCACCAGGATAGGTCAAAACAGTATTTTCGATTCCATAAAACAGGGAAAAATTTCTCCGCACATTTTTGCCTTAAAAAGTCGCTATATATAAATATACGACTTGAATTAGTTTTTTATGGCATTACCGAAACTTGGTTATCCCACCTATGAGTTAGAATTACCTTCTACAGGCAAATCCGTCAAATATCGACCATTTTTAGTAAAAGAGGAAAAAGTACTTTTACTAGCATTAGAGTCAGAAGACGATAAACAGATTACTGCTGCTGTTAAGGATTTAATCAAAAATTGCGTTATTTCGAGAATTAAGGTAGAAACATTACCTTTGTTTGATTTGGAATATCTGTTTTTAAAGATTAGAGGTGCTTCTATTGGAGAAACCATCACTATAAATGTGACTTGTCTTGATGACAATGAAACAAAAGCAGAGACAACTATTAATATTGACGAGATTGAAGTTTTTAAACCAGAAGGTCATACTAACAAAATTGAGTTAACTGATGAAATGGGTATTGTGATGAAATATCCAAGTATGAAGAGATTCATTGAATTGGACTTTTTACAGAAAGAATTGGATGCAGAAGAAGTTTTTGAATTAATCTCGGAAAGCATAGATCAGATATATGACTCTGAAGATGTATATGACTCAACTACCACTACAAAGAAGGAATTCCGCACATTTGTTGAAGGATTGACTACTAGGCAGTTTGAGAAAATTCAACAATTCTATGAAACATCTCCAAAACTACGTCACAAGTTTACAGTGGTAAACCCCAATACTGGTGTAGATTCTGAATATACATTGGAGGGACTACAGAGTTTTTTCGTGTAGCACTCTTCCACAATAATCTGGAAGGGTACTATAGAATGAATTTTGCTCTCATGCAGTACCATAAATACAGCTTGACAGAAGTAGAAAATTGGATGCCTTGGGAACGTGAGGTTTATGTAGCGTTTTTAATGCAATATCTAGAAGAAGTAAAACAAAAGCAAGCACAACAGAATGGCTAGGTACTCTGCAACATATAGTGGTGATACTACCTCTTTTATCGGGGGTAAGATTGGTAGTGCTGTTGGGATGGCTAGAGCAGAATCAGACGCACAAGAGAAGGATAGACAAGCTGGTCTGAGTGTTGCGAATAGTGGTAATTTATTTGCTAAAGCATTAGGGACTGAATTTGGTGGAGATTTATTTTCAAGAACAATAGGTGTTCTTAATCCAAGTCAATCTGCTAAACAAACTGATAGGGCATCTACTAAAGCAAAAAGATTTGCTGCAAATTTTCCTAGAACAGAGAAGCAGGAAGAAGAAGAAAAAAAGTCTAATGAAGATGTTGACCGTGCGGTTGACGATCTTCTAAAAGATGATGATCACACACCAGTAAAAGATGAGAAACTAAGAGAATATGTTACTCGTGTTTTTGGTGTTGGTATAGATTCGAAATTAACTCAATTAGATCAAAGAATATCTAAAAGTCTATCTACTTTATCTAATATAAAAACAACTCAACAAGGTAGTGTTGACTTACAAGTTGATCATAATGAGTTGATTGCAGGTAAATTAGATAAGATTTTAACATTATATAATGAGCAATTTGCCTATCAGAACTTTCTTAAAGATAGAGCTCAGGTAGCTGGTAAAGAGAATGAATTGGAGAGAGTAAGAGATCTCTCAAGTACTAGAAGGTTTATGGCGACCAATCTTGGTGATACTGGTGGAGCGATACTTGGAGGTTTAAGTGATAAACTACTTAAGGGTGCTGGTAGAGTTGTATTAGAGAAGTTAGGTTTTAAGAAACTTTCACAAGGAATAGCGAAGAAAGGTGCAACAAGTATATTTGGTGATATTGTAAGAAGATCTGGAGTTCGTGCAATAGTTGGACAAACCAGATCACGAAGGAGACTACTCACTAAAACTGTTGTCGAGAAAGAACTTTTAACAGAAGTGATTAAAAATAACTCAACTAACAAAATTATTAAGGATTTGGGTGGAAACAAAGCTTTTCAAGAATTAATTGATGATACTCCAGAGAATATGGCAAAGGCACAGCAAGATGTTGCTGAAGAAATTCTTATGGATGAAATAGGTGGTAAAACTTCAAAATCCTTATCAGAGGCTATTGCAGAAACTGGAAGTAAAAAAATTACTAAAAAATTTGCTTCTAGTGCTGGTAAGAAAGCAACTAAAAAATTAGCTACTAAGAGTGTTACTAAAGCGGTAGCAAAAACTGGTAAACTAGTACCAGGTTTGGGTACAGTAATAGCATTAGGTGAAGCAGCATACAGGGCATCACAGGGTGATATGACTGGTGCTGGATTGTCACTTCTTAGTGCAATACCTATACTAGGATGGGGTGTGACTGCTGTTGATATTGGTAGAGATCTTGGTTTCAATCCACTAGGGTTGCCCCCTCCACCAGGAGAGGGTGGATTTGAACAAGGTAACAGATACGGTTTGACAAATAGAGGAGTTAGTATGTTACATGGTACAGAATACATTCAGTCGATGGATCCCACAAGTGGTATGGCATCAAGTCACATTCAACATATTGGTGATACTTTAGTATCTACTAGTATGAAGATGGCACAGGATCTTGGTGTTTCTAGAGATATTAGTAGTAAGATTAGTAAATTACCATTTGCTGTTAGAAGTATATCTTACAATACTGGTGTTAAAACTGCTCCACCTAGATCAACTAGTTCTAATACTTTTATACAACAGAATGCAGAAAATCTTAGTGATTGGGCTAAGAGTAAAGCAGCAGAATCTGATATGGTAAAAAAAGCAGAAAAAGATGCCACAGAAGATGAGGGTGGTAAAGGTGGTTTCAATCCAGCAGACATGTTTTTTGATGCTATGAGATTTGGTAGGCATATGATTACTGGTGGTAAAAAAGCCATTCGAATTCATGATAAAAATGGTCAAGGTCCAGATTCATCAGGTGAACCTGGAATTGATTTTAGTTATGACGATTTTAAAAGCAACTATTCATTGTTTAACGGAGAAGTTATGGAAACAGGATTATTATATGGTGAAGGATATGGCAATGTCGTAGTTGTTAGAAGTATAGATCCTAGTAATGGACAACCATTTGATGCATTATATGCACACTTCCCTGATGGTGGAATTGCTGTCAAGAAAGGTCAAAAGATTCGAGGTGGTCAATATCTTGGTAAGGTTGGATTTACAAGTGTAGCTACACCTGGTGTTCCTGAAATACAACCAAATAACGCAGGTAATATGTCAGGATGGCATACTAGTGTTGATTTCTTTGAACCTAATTCAACAACAGCATATTCTAATGGTGGAAATCTCATTGGTTTAATAATGGCTGCTAGAGGGGCATCTCCAAGTGGTAATAATATTTTAAGTAAACTAAACCCTAGTGCCAGTGCTCATGATGCTAATTTCAGAAAAGAATATCTCAAAGAGATGGAAGGATTTAGAAATGATGTATATTTGGATACTAATTTAAAACCTACTGTTGGATTTGGGCATTTAATTGATGCTGGTTCTCCAGCAGACATTCGTAATTTACAAGTTGGTGATACGATTAGTGAGGAAAGAGCTATGGAGTTATTTGAAATGGACTTCCAACATCATCTAGCTGCTGCACAGAAACTTCCTGGTTGGAATCTTGCTACTGATAATCAGAAAACAGCACTGTTAGACGTAGTATACAACATGGGTCCAAATTTCTTAGATGATTTTCCAGCGATGCGTAAAGCATTAGAGAAAGGTGACTTTATGGAAGCAGCAAGACAATTAGAATTTGCTGATCCTGATAACAGACCTGGAGTAAAATCTAAATGGTTTAATGATGTAAAAGAAAGAAGGAATCAACCAACACTAGACTTATTACGTAACAAATCTATTGATGGTAATATACATCCTCATTTGAAACATATACTTAATCTAAAACCACAAGCAAATGCTGCACCAGATATTAAATCAACAATAGCACTTAATTACTTAGATGAATTCTTAGATGATAGTAAAATGCACAGTGAACTTGAAGAGACATCTGGCATATTGAAGGTAGTTGTGTTAAATAACAATATAATCAACAAAACTGTTGTTAAAAATTCTAATAATCGGTTTAGGATGGCAAGTAATAATCTAGATTTGATTAAAACAGCAAAGTTAGTAGGATAGGATGGCCAGATATAGTTCCACATTTACAGCAGGAGCAGAGAACCAAATTATTGGTGCTCTATTTGATGCTGCCAGTATGGCTAAGACTGAGAAAGCTCGTGCCATGCAAGGTGCAGAGATTAATCAGATTGACAAAGATAATCTGGGACTACGTAAAGGAGAATTTTTTGGTCAAGCATTAAAATATATGATGACTCCTAAAATGTTTAGGAGAGGTAGTTTTCAAGATCAGTTTAGTTATCCTGATTATTTTGCTAGAGGGCAGAGTACACCATTTGCTAGTCCAGTAGGACCATTTAAAGCAAACAATGCTCAGATTCAGGAAAGGTTGATAGGGAATCCATTCCCTCACATTGCGACTCCACATAGAGAGCATCATATACAACCACAGACTCCACTACTATCATCAGGTACTAAGAGGTATGAACCTAGTGGTACTAAGAACAAAGCACCAGTTAAAGTTAAGGATGAGAAACTAGGTGTATTCTTTGCTGCTATTGCAGAATCATTAAACAGAACTGTTTCTTCTATCAATGAAAAACAGTCTAATTTAGAGACTGAAATTAGTGCTGCAAAAGAGTCTAATCTTGCTCTTGCTAAGGGACTTGAATTTAGTAGTGATACTATAGGTGACAAGTTAGATGCTATCGCTGATATATTGAATCAGCAAATGGCACTTGCTAAACAACAAGTTGATCAAGCAGAAACCACTGCTGTAAAGAAAGAATTAAAGAAAGAGGACGATTTATCTGGTACAGAAAGATTTACTGACATTGGTGATGATCCAGAAAAGGTAAGGAAAGAGAATGAACTTGAGAATATATTTGATGTAGATAACGATGAGTTAGATTTTGGTGGAGTTGATGTTCCTAACTTTGAACAGGGTGGTATAGTCTCTGGTCCTGATAGTGGATACCTAGTCAGGTTACATGGTGATGAGATGATCACACCATTAGACAACAATTATACACAAGGACAACCAAGTGCTGTTGATGGTGTATCTCGTAAACCACAGTATGAATCAGGAACATCTTCAATAACACCATCTGCTGCTCCACAGATGCCAGCAATGAATTTCTTTGCTAATAATCCGTCTGAGAGATCTGGTAATGTTATGAAGTCTCCAGTGAAAGCTCTTAAGAGAGATAAGTTCACTGAAGAAAAACTTCTTGATGCTATGAAGTTGCCACTCCAAGTTACTGGATTGGGACTTATGGCTTCTACTGGTAATGCTGTCAGAGGAATGCCAGGATTTACTGGATTAAAAACATCAGTAAAAGAAATAACCGATCCTGTTGCTACTTCATTTAATGAACCTTCAAGTATCTCTCGTAAGGTTAATAATCTATTAGAGACTAAGACACTACAAACTGAACGAAGAAATCAAGAGACATTTAAGAAACAGCAATCTGAAAATAGACGTTCGTGGTGGGACATATTTGGACTGTTTAAAGGCAATGGTGGTGTAGGTGGTTATGGTGGACAAGTTATTGGTGGTTATGGTGTTGGAGGTCCAGGTTTAAGTGGTGCAGGTAGTTTACAGAACTTATATCACGGAACCAGTAATGCTAGAGCAGGTAGTATATTCTCAGGTGGATTCAAACCTAGTAACGCTATGAGTTGGGCTGGTAAAGGCAGATCATTCCTAACACCAGATTTCTTTGATGCTGCTAAGTATGCTAGACCTGGTGCTACTGGATTGAATCCTTTCAGTGTTAAAGGTCTTCCAGGAACTGGTCTCAACAATATGATGAATAGTAGAGGTCAGGTATTAAATGTACTACAACCTAAAGGTTCTGGTATGAGATTGCCTGGTTGGTTGAAAAAATTAGGTTTATCCCCAGAGGTTGCTGTTAAACCTAAGCAAGCAACTAAGGGATTGGGTTTAGCTCAGAGATTGTTGGGTGGAAAATATCCTAACAGTTCAACTGCTAATGCTGCTAGACAATTGATGACATCACCAGCAACAAGTAAAGGTATGGGTATTATGAGTAAGATGTCACCATTACTTAAGGGTGGTCTTAAACTTGGATCAAAAGCACTTGGCATTGCAAGTTTCCTCACTGATTTTATATTCCCAGATCCAACTGCTCAATATGATCAGATGCATGGTCCAAATGCATACTATAATGATCCTAGATACACTGGTACTAAACCAGATTTAACTCCTCCAGAAGGTTCTCGTGAGAGATCTGCTTTTGTTGATATGTCTTCTAAAGAGCAATCTTTAAAAAGGTTAACTAAAAACCAGATGACTCCAGAAATCATTAATATGAATAATAATACTAACAATGAGGGTGTGACTGAGGGAGAAGGAGTCTCTCATATTGATAATGTAGCAGAAACTCAGGTCGGTGACTATCAATTTGTATACTCTCCATATCGATAAATGGCAATAGAAACTACACAATTAAGAGCAGAAGAATATACAATAAAATTTATCGCTATCTGGAAAGTTGGTGAGGAGATGGGTGACCCCTATGCATATCTGCAAGATATATTTACAAGTTTTCAATACGTTGAGGATCTACTTTCACCGTCTATATCTGGTACTTTAGTAATTGTTGATAAAGCACTCAACCTTCCTGCCGACATGCCCCTTACTGGGTTTGAAAAACTTGTTGTTGCAGTTACAGATCACAAAGGCAACGATCATCAATTTGACTTTCGTGTCTGGAAGGTGGCTAATAGAATCCTGAGTGATAAGGGACAAGCATATACTTTAGGATTGATTGGAGATCAAGCACTTACTAATGAAGGTGTTAAAGTAAATAAAGTTCTTACTAATACTGCGTCTGGAATGGTTAAGTCTCTTCTTATAAACTATCTTAATGTACCTGATGGCAAGATAAAAGTTGAAGAGACTGTTAATAAAATCAGAGTAATTCCTGCTGGTAAAGCACCATTTGCTATTATCAGAGATCTACAACCTAAAGCAATATCTAAGGATATGTTTACAGCAGGTTCCTCCAAGACTTCTTCAAGTATTGCTGATGGTAGTGGTGGTAGCACTGTTGATACTAAATCTGATGATGTTAAAGATGCAAAAAAACTTAAGGGTAGTTCTGGATATTTCTTTTGGGAAGATCGTGACGGATTTAATTTTAAGAGTATAGATTCTCTAGTCTCACCAGATCCTAAAAAATTTAATGGTTCTGGTGCTGTTGCAACATATGAGTATGAACCAGCAAATATAGATGCTACAGAAGGTAAGGCAGATAGAAAGATTCAAGAACTTGCATTTAGGTCTGAGATAGACATGATGAGAAAACTTAGAGAAGGTTCGTATTCTACAGAATGTTCATTTTTTGACATAAATACTGGTGTTTATACGGAATACACATATAAATTAAGTGAAAGCTGGGATCAAATGGCTCACTTAGGTCCACAAACGGATCTACCAAAGGGACAAAAACAATTATCTCAGTATGCAACTAGACGATTATCTTCTGTAATCAATCATGAAAATTGGTACAATGGAACTGAAGTAGCATCAAACGATGCTTCTGATGACAGTGATGAACCTAGTGAAATTACAGATTTCCAAAAGCAGTACTTGGTACAATCTATCTCACGTGCAGGTACATTGTTCAATCAGCAATTAGCTATATCTGTTACAGGGAATCTAGATTTGCGAGTGGGGCAGAAGGTAGAAGTTAAGATACCAAACATGGTTCCTGAAGATAGTAAGGAAGATTTGGGATCATTTGATCCAGAGAATAGTGGTATCTATCTTATCAGGAAACTCAATCATCAATTTGACAGAGCTTCCAGAAGCGTCTATACTGTATTGGACTTAATTCGTGACTCATGGGGTTACGAGGACACAAAAACAGACGAGTAAAAATACATGAATACTATAGAAGAACATATTAAAAAAGACAAAGAGATCCTTGATGATCCTCAGACTAATCCTGCTGCACGTAGGCATTATAAAGAGGAACTCAAAGAACTTCAGGAGTATGTTGGACATCACAAGAAGGAGATTGAAGCAGGAGATCATCATGATCCTAATGCTATAGAACTCTTCTGTGAGAACCATCCAGACGAGCCTGAGTGTTTAATGTACGACGATTGATATGGAAGGACTTAATCAATTATTTCCAATTCACCAAATTGGATCCGACGGGTTTGCCTGGTGGATCGGACAGATTGAGTCGCCTATGCATTCTAAGGACGGCGAGGAGAATAAAGATCCTAAACGTTCTGGAAGATACAAAGTCAGGATTATAGGACACCATCCTAGATCCTGTAGTGCTGTGGATAGTAAGGACTTGCCATGGGCAATCACTATGATGCCTGTTACTAGTCCATATTCATCTGGTGCTGTGCGTTCTGCAACGCCACAGTTGGAACCAGGTGATTGGGTTATGGGGTTCTTTTTAGATAAAGAACAGCAACAACCTGTTATCATGGGATCTATTGGACAGGTCGCTAATTCTGGAACATCACCAGGAGAGGATCCTAATCCTGGACAAGGGTGTAAGAATTTTACAACATTCATTTCTGAAGATGTTAAACAATTAGATCAAGATCCACAAAAACCAATTGAATTTGATCCTGTTAATGCAGGTGTTCCTTTAGATGGTACTCCTTCAGAAGGAATCACTAATGGTGTTAATAATTTAACTATAGCAAAGTTTGCTGATGCATCTGAATCTAATAGAGCAGGTATCAATTTTACAGTAGAAGTTGCTGACAAGTGTACGGGTGAATTGAACGGACAGTTCAAACGTCTCTTAAGTGAGATGCTCCGTGATACTCAACAGAGTAATGGTCAGTTAGGAACATATGTTGTTAACCAGTGGACTGGTCAGATCTATGATTATGTTGACATTGGTAGAAAGTATGTAAACAAAGCAATCTATATTGTTAGAAAATTTGTTGCTAAGGTCAAAGGATTTGTATTAGAGAAGATTAAACGAGCTGTTGACGATCTTATTAAAGCTATTCTACGTCCTGATGAGACAGGTAATGCTCTCACTCCAGTGACTAAGTGGTTCAACGAAATGCTGTCTCAACTTGGTTGTTCTATGGCAGATCTTGGATTACGTTTAGAGAAGTTCTTAGAGGATCTTATCTTTGGTTATTTGTTTGATATCTACAAAGCTGCTGCATGTCAAGTAGACAAGATGGTTTCTGGTATCCTTAATAAGATTCAGTCTTTGATGGAGGATTTACTATCCAGTATTCTTGGTCCTCTACAATCTTTACTTGGTGCTATAGCATCACCACTTAATATGATTGGTCAAGCAATCAATTATGTATTGAAACTCTTAGGTATCCAATGTAATGGACCAGACAACAGTTGCAACAAGGTTACATCTGTATCTACTAAGTGTGAAACAGATAAGAGAAAGAACTTTTTAGATGAACTACTTGACAGTCTACAAGATCCATGGGATGGTGCTGGTGAGGACTGGGCTACCTATACGTGTGAAGAAGCATATGAACCTGTAAAGTTAGCTAGTACTGAAGTCACATTTGTTGGTGGTAAACCAATTACTACTGGATTAGAAGATAGAATAATTTATACTACATTTGACACTACAGTAGCAGAAGGTAACAAAGCTAAGATTTTAATTAGAAGAGAGGGTAAGACTGATATTGCTTCTTCTATATTCTATAGAACTGTAGAAGGAACCGCACTATTTGTATCGGATTTTTTAGAGACAACTGGTACACTGGGATTCTCACCAGGAGAAAGAGAGAAAGAGATTGAAGTACAGACAGTATATTCAAATGAGTTAGAAACATCTGAAGATTTCTTTGTAGTGATGAGACCAGGAACTCCTGGTACAGTTGCTAGATCATTTAATAAGAGTATTGCTAGAGTTGTTATTACCAAATCTAAGATAGGATCTAGTGCAGATCCAGATTTGGATACAGATGATATACCTACACCATTTAAAAATTTAAATGATTCTAATAATTTTGATTATGGAGAAGTATTTGATTCATTAGCAAATGATAATGATAGTGATACTGTAGTAGCAGAAACAGAAGGTCCAACCTATAAGGTTACTCCAGACAGAAATTCTGTTAAGGAGGGTGAGTTTATAACATATACTATAGAAACAACTAATGTTGCAAATGGCACACTATTCCAGTATCAGTTATTTGGTGATGGTATTACAAATGCTGATATCGTTGGTGGTAATTTATTAGGTCAGTTTGTTATTGAGAATAATAAATCTTTCATTGTTGTTGGTATCGAAGAAGATGGTCAACTAGAGTCTGCTGAAAGTTTGATACTTAGTGTCATTGGTACTGATGCTAGTGCTACTGTTCTTATTGAATCTCAGTTATCTAATTTTGGTAGAGAGGATCTATTAAATGAGGTAGATGAATCAGTTTCACTTGATAAGGATACAGTTTATAAAAAGATTGAAAGACCAATAGCAGGATCACCTATAACTGATCCAGGTGGAGGTATCATACAAGTTCCTATAGAAAATCCTGGTACTGCATATACAGAACCACCTGCCGTCCTTATAACAGGTCAGGGGTATGGTGCTGTAGGAATTGCGTTACTTGATAAGAACAATCAGGTATCAGAGATTCGGGTGACAAATCCTGGATTTGGATATAAACTTAACTCACCAGATACAGCACAGAAACGTTGTATCATTGATAGTTTTACAATGCTATCACCTGGTTCTGGTTATACCAGCAGACCAAATGTATATGTTAATGGAGACTCATCTGTTGCAGAAGCTGTGGTTGAGAATGGTTTGGTTGTTAGTGTTAGAATTAAGAATAGAGAGAAGATATTCGCTAAGTATCCAAGAGTACAAATTATTGGTGGTGGTGGATATGGAGCAAGGTGGATTCCATCATTCAATTGCTTAAGTACCGAAGCACTTGTTAAGGTTGGTTCTGCCAAGATTGGTACTGGTTCATATATTGATTGTCCCTAATGGCTTTATCAGAAATAAACAGAAACGAACAACTAAGAGCGAAACAGATTAAAGCTGGTCAAGCTGACGAGAAGGAAGATCTTGAAATCATTAGAACTGTTACGGTTATATTTCAGAACAAAGAGTATGTTCTGAGAACTGATGGTGGTGATTTGGATGCCCGTAACAAATTGACAGGTCACGGGTTTACTATCACACAGTCTGGTGATTTTGTCTTTATATCTGGTCCAGGTGGTAAGGACAATCCCTGTGGTGGTAGGTTTATGGTAAACACTACTGGTGGTAAGTTAGAGAAGCATGGTGGTCCTATTATTCAGGAAGCAGCAGCAAATAAAAATAATGCTATCGAGACAGACTCTGAGAATCCTACAAAAGGAGTAGCAAGGTCAACAGTATTATATGGTGATGACAATGAAGACATTAAAGCTGATAAGAGAATTGATGCTGTTAATGTAATCATAGAAGCATCAGATCTATTAACTCTTATTGGTCACAATGGTATTAAATTACAAGCAGGACCAGAGGGTGGTGGTCCTCTTACGATGCATGCAGGTACAATAACACAGATCGCTTCCAATAAAGAAGAATATGTTATAGGTCAGAAGATGGTTGTATCTTCTGAGAGTACTGAAGTTAATTATGATCCTAGAGGAACTAAAGCATTAATATCACCAGGTCACCAGAGTATCAAATATATGGGAGATGTCAAGCATCAGATTATGGGTGCTTATAGATTAGATGTTGCTGGTATCTCAACAAGTCCATTCATTATTGATAAGAAGACTGGTATTGGTATCAACACAAAAGCAGGAGATATAAAGTTTGGAACTCTCGCTGGTAGTATGCATATAAGTGCTACTGGTGGTGCTAAGATGCCTAGTTTAGATGGTATTAAACCAGGAACAATTAATATAAATTCATTGTTAGGTGCAAACATTACATCATCTAGTCCCTTACTAGGAAAGGTTAAGATTGATACTGGTACTACAGAAATTAAATCAAGTGCTAATGTTGATGTGTCAGCAGAGACAGGTATTGATTTGACAACAAACACTCGTGATGTTACAATCTCAGCAACAGCAGGAAACGTAAGTGTAGAGGGTCTCTTAATATATCTCAATTAAGAAACTGGCACAAGGGGTTGACAAACCCATAAGTTTATGTTATAAATAACTATACAGAAACAGGCCCGAAAC